CGTAGCGAAGCAGTACATTGAGCGCTATCAGAAAGCTAAGGCTTTCCGTGAGCAGTGGGTTCCTCTGTTCGAGGAGTGCTATGAGTATGCGCTGCCTCAACGTGAATCATTTTATTATGAAGAGCATGGTCAACGCAGAGATGATAAGATCTTTGATGAGACAGCAGTAGTCGGTGTGCAAGAGTTTGCTAGCCGACTACAGTCGGGCATTGTTCCAAACTTTGCGCGTTGGGCTGACCTTATGGCTGGTAGCGAAGTACCCAAGGATCAACGTGAAGCTATAGACAATGAGCTTGATGAGGTAACGGAATACGTTTTTGAGGTGCTTCAGAACTCTAACTTCAGCCAAGAAGTCCACGAATCCTTTATGGATCTAGCGGTTGGAACCGGGATTTTGTGTGTAGAAGAGGGAGATGCTATTAATCCAGTTAATTTTAGCGCCATTCCCTTGCCTCATGTGGTTCTAGACACTGGTCCAGACGACAAAATCGACCATGTTTATCGTGAAAGAAAGAACGTAAAGTACGATCATCTTGCTCAAATGTACCCAAACTCTACGTTTGACCCCAAAGTTACAGCGCAAATGGGCAAGAATGCAGAAACAACTGTGCTTGAGTTAGTGTGTCGGGACTACAGTCTAAAGAATCAGAGCGGATATTATCATTATGCAATCTGCATGAAGACAGAAACAATGCTTTATTCTAATGATATGAGCGGCTTAGGCTCTAATCCATTTATCTGCTTCCGGTGGTCTAAGTGTGCTGGTGAGATCTATGGCCGTGGCCCACTGATTAACGCCCTGTCTGCTATCAAGACAACCAACTTAACTATTGAGCTTATTCTTGAGAACGCTCAAATGGCTATCTCTGGCGTCTATCAAATCGACGATGATGGCGTCATTAACCCTGACACCATTCAACTTGTACCCGGATCTATTATTCCTAAAGCTATGGGTTCGGCTGGCTTACAGCCGATTCAAGCGGCAGGCAGCTTTGATGTTGCACAACTTGTACTAAGCGACATGCGTTTAAACATAAAACGTGCGCTATATAACGATATGTTGGGCAACCCAGATCGGACACCAGCCACAGCAACAGAGGTTGCGGAGCGTATGGCTGATCTGTCTCGCCGTATGGGTTCTGCTTTTGGCCGATTGCAGGCAGAATTAGTGCAGCCCTTGCTTCAGCGTGTAATATATATCCTTAAAAAACAAGGGCGTATTGAAGTTCCTACTGTAAATGGCCGGGAAGTTAAGATTCGTTCTGTGTCTCCGCTGGCTCAAGCTCAAGCAAACCAAGACATTTCTACAGTATCTAGGTTCCTTGAGTTAATTGGTGGAGCGTTTGGCCCGGAGATGTTGCAGCTTCTTGTTGATGGGGAGCAGACTGCAATACATCTTGCTAAAAAGTTTGGCGTTCCAGAAAGTCTTATTAGAGACGAAGAGCAGCGTAAGCAGCTAGCTGAAATGGCGCAGCAAATGGCAATGCAACAACAACAGATGGGAGCGCCTGTTGAGCAACAAGGTTAATATCGGAAGGGACGGGTTTCAAAGACCCGCCGAGAAAGACGTTGAAATCAGCAAGAACATTGCTGAGATATTCTCAACACCTACAGGGAAACAGGTGTTGAGTTACTTGCGGTCCGTAACTATTGAAATGGTTCACGGTCCTAACGTGACAACGGAGGAGTTGAGGCACGTTGAAGGCCAGCGTTACATTGTTGGCCTTATTGAACAGCGTATCTCACATGCACATAGGAGCAAAAACAAATGAGTGAAGAAGTAGAAGTAGCAGAAGGTGACGCAACGTCACGGGACTATGTTGTAGAAAGTGACGTAACGTCACAAGAGCGACCAGAGTGGTTGCCCGAAAAGTACAACAGCGGTGAGGATCTAGCTAAAGCGTACTCAGAGTTATCATCTAAGCTGGGCGCCAAAGAGGATGACATCCGCAACAATCTCCTTGAGGAGTTGCAGACTGAAGCGTTTAGCAGTCGCCCAGAAAGCGCAGGCGATTACGAGCTTCCAGACATTATTGACCCAGAAACATCTGTAGATAATGAACTTTTAAAGTGGTGGTCAGAGCATGCCTTTGAAAATGGCTTCTCTCAAGATGAGTTTAAGCAAGGGATTGAGATGTATGCTCAGTCTATTGGCGCAAATGATGGGCCTGACCTTGAGGCTGAAGCTGCAAAGCTAGGTGAGAACGCAGATACACGCATTGAAGCTGCGTCTATGTTTGCTAGCAAGTTCTTTCCAGAAGATGCAATGCCTGCAATTGAGCGCATGTGTGAGAGCCATGAAGGTATTCTAGCACTAGAGGCTATACAAGAGGCTCTAAAAGGTGGATCATTTGCTGGGAATACTCAGCCTACAGCTGGACTGAGTGAAGCAAAACTCAGGGAGATGATGAGTGATCCAAGATATTACAGTCCAAAAGACCGAGACCCAAACTTTGTACGGGAAGTCGAAGCTGGTTTCAAACAGGTCTACAGAAGTTAAGATACTAAAGCGGGGTGATTACTATCTCACCCCGTTTACTCTCGGCCATGTTGATGAGGTGGCCGAGAACCTAAGCCCAGAAAATAAAAGAGAGATTCTTTTGCTGGGACACACGGACGTTAGGCAAGCTCTTCACGAGATGCACGAGACCGCAGACTCCTACCTTTGCAGACGTAACGATGATACCTTCCTTATGGTAGGAGGGCTTTGGTACAACGATGATCGTGAGTCCCCGCAAATGTTTTCAATGTTTTCAGATGGTTTGAAACAAAACTTTCACGCTATGGCTCGTGGATCAAAGCTACTGGTCAACTTCTTTGACAAGAGCGAAACCTATATGAGCATGACAATCCTAGCAGATTATGAGGGAATGTTGAATTGGGCAGCGTGGTTAGGCTTTGAGGCAGTAGGGATACACCAAGTGGATGCAAACAAGTATGTCGATTTTGTGCGTTGCAATCCAGACGAAAAGATTGTTTACAATAAGGCACTACGGCCCGTAACGCACTGAAAGGCCCGAAAGGACACCCTTGCTGACGTGAAAGAGCGGACACCCGTTGAAACGTAACTTCATAAAGGACTGATAAAATGGCTAATACTATCGACCAAGCCTTCATCAAGCAGTTCGAAACAGAAGTACATTTGGCGTATCAGCGTATGGGCAGCAAGCTCCGCAACACTGTTCGCTCTTCAAATGTATCTGCTTCGGTTGCTCGTTTTCAAAAGATCGGCAAAGGTGCTGCTAATACCAAGGCCCGTAACGGTGACGTTACTGCAATGGAACTGGCGCACACCAATGTTGAAGTAACCATGGCTGACTTCTACGCGCCTGAGTACATCGACAAGCTGGACGAATTGAAGATCAACATCAATGAGCGTCAAGCTGTAGCACAGTCTGCTGCTGCTGCTCTGGGTCGCAAGACTGACGAGATCCTCATTACAGCTATGGACGCTGGTGCAAACTCAACTCAGATTGCTGACACTGCTGGTGCATTGGTCAAAGATGACTTGCTCACATTGTTCTCCACATTCGGTGCAGCCGACATTCCGGAAGATGGCCAGCGCTATCTTGCTATGTCCCCGGCTGGTTTTGCTGACTTGTTCTCGATCAATGAGTTCGCATCTTCCGACTATGTTGGACCACAGAACCTGCCATTTGCAGGTGGCATGACAATGAAAGAGTTCTTGGGCTTCAAGATCTTCTCAACGTCTGCTGTAGCTGGCGGTAAGAACTTTGCGTACCACACCTCTTCAGTTGGCCTCGGCATCAACGCCGATGTAACTACTGAGGTAAACTATGTACCGCAAAAAGTTTCGCATCTTGCAACTTCAATGATGTCCATGGGCGCTGTCGTAATCGACGACGATGGTATCTACGAAGTTCTCGATAATAACTAAGTAGGGAGGGGGGCTTAGGCCCCCCGACTTTATATGCCAGATGTAGCAAACACACCCATCAAGATCTGCTCTCGGGCATCGTTGCTTATCGGCGGCGATGTCATTCAGTCTTTTGATGATGGCACTGCGGAAGCAACAATTTGTGACGCAATGTACGAAGACATGGCTCGTTCAGCTTTGACTAACTCACGTTGGCGCTTTGCTACGGATCAAGCTGTGCTTAACAGATTAACCGATGCCCCTAGTGGGCGTTGGAGTGCAGCGTATCAGCTTCCTTCTGAGTGCATTATGCTGTCAGGAGTTACTGTTAATGATTACCCAATTAAGTATGATAGCTACGGATCAAAGGTTTTCTGCGATTCTTCTGAAAATGAAGTTCTTATTGCTGATTATGTTTTCCGTGCCAATGAGTCTGATTGGCCTCCTTATTTCGTCACTGCTGTTGAGTACGTTATGGCTGGGGTACTTGCTGTATCTGTTGCTAGGGATTCCCAGCTTGCTACTCTCATGGAGCAGAAAGCTAGTTATCAAATGAC